ACATACCATGATTGATATGCTCTTTACCATCTTTAGGATCAAGATAAACTTCGTGATCTAAATCGTGTTTTTTAGTCATATTCTTCTAGTATATGATGTAAATATTTATCCTAATTATATCAGCTTCGACCAAATGAGTCACGTACTAACCGCATTTTGGTCAGGCAACTATCACTTGATAAATGATGACATATATCAGATATCATATATATACCACTTAATTCCTTATCTGGACGTTCTGTTTTCTCAGTAGTTTGTGATGGTAAATCAATTTTAATTGTCTCACCTACTCTCAAACTTAAATCACCAGGAACTTTTATTGTTACTACAATTGTAAACAACTTATTATAACGCATAGCAGATTGCATGAATACATTCTTTGAATCAATGTTCTCATCTGTTGCTCTCTCAACCTGCTCATCAACATCACCATCAGGCAATTCACCTATATCAAGTCTTCTAAAAAATCTTCTAGATTCCAATCCATAATCTCGAATAAACTCCTCAGCCATAAGAGGTAAATCCTTACCACCTAAAACTTTTTGAGCAGCATTTTCTACTACTTTTGCTGCTGTATCAAAAATATCTGTAAATGGATTATATGTCTCCATTTTAGATCCATATGTACCAGTTAATAAATTCTTTTTAACATTAATAGTTCCCTTAGATTGATACTCAAGTATCTTAGCATCATACCCTTCAGGTAAAGATGTACTTGCATTATATACAAAACTTTTAACTGGTTCTTGGTCGAATAAAACATCAATTGCTTTAAACCTAAACCCATCATAATTCTCGTAGAAAAAATATCCTGCTGATTCTGATGCTTCTTCACTAACAGATAATCTAGCAAGTTCAGTCATTAATTTAATAGGTTTTTTACCTTGACCCATAAAGTTATATTTGTTCTTTGTAGGATCTCCCTCATATTCCTTTTGGGATTTTAAAAATTTACTTAATATATTACCTACAGATTCAGATATCTCACCATCATACCTAGCATATACCTCAGTACCACAAAGTTCATTTGCAAGGAACTCTTTAGATACCAAATCAATAGTATATGTTGTTCTCTCGGTATGTGATGTTACATTACGAATCTCAGAGATCCACATAGCATTATCACCTTCAAATTTTAATTTATTATCTTGGTTATCCTCAAAAACTAATTCTACTTTCTCGAACCCATTTAACTGTAAACCAGCAATTGCAGTATTACCTTCCTCACCTTGACCAGTATCCATTACAGTTAAGGTAAACCTAACTGTACTGTCAAGAATACTCTCATAATAATTAAACATAACAATACCAGCAGAGATATCCATCTTCTTACTTGGATCTCTGTTAGACGTGATCTCACACTTGATTATATCACCAGATGTAAGAATACTATTTGCTGTTACTGCTGACATTATGCTAATGCTGCCTCCATTCTGTTATCTATAGTACCATTATTAGATGATCCCCCAGAAGATCTATCTCCACCAGTATTTCCAGCAGTTACAGTCTTCTCAACTATCTTATTTATTTTGACTACTTCAACTGACTGACCTTCATAAGATGCCTCTTCTGATACTGCTGCTACATCACCACCCAAAGTAATTCTCTCAACCGTGAAGTTTAATTTTTTAATCTTCTTAGCTTCCTTCAGTTCACCTTTAAGTTTTGCAATCAAAATATCCTTCTTATCAGCCTTCTTCTTCGCCTTTTTCTTTGCCTTGGCTTTCTCGTCCTCCTCTACCTCTGGTGTTATTGTTTCTGCTTTCTTAGATCCAGATCCTTTTGGTGGGAAGAATGATTTAACCAATGCAGGAGCGGTCTGGAATGGATTCATTAACCACAACAAATTTGGAACCTCTTTACCCATTAGTAAAGATAATGGTCCCATTAAGACTTTTAATCCAGTTCTTAAACCTTTCCAAACTCCTTCTCTAACCCAACCAGGAATACCAAACCAACCAACCTTTTCAGGAATCCATTTTGGTGGTTTCTTAGGAAAATCTGGTATCTTAAACTTAGGAACCTTCTCCCAGAATCTACCAAATCCACCAGTTATCCAATTAAATACTGCCTTACCTGCACTGAAGATCTTCATCAAGGATTTCAGTAATTTCTTACCTACTGCTCCCCATCCTTTACCCATTAAACCTTCATAAAGTAAATCACCAACAAACACACCAATAGTTTCACCAATCAGTGTTCCTAAAACAGGAATAGGTATGAAGGTTCCTAATGCACCACCTAATGCAGCACCAAGAGTTTTGAATAATGCCTTACCTAATGGTTCTCCTGATACTATAGAGACTATACCAACAACAAGTGGACCAATAATAGGAATCTTCCCAAAGAATTTTGAGACAAACGGTTTAGCACTCTTCATTGCAGGAGCAATGAACTTAGCAGCTTTACCAAATATCTTTACAGCAAATCCACCAACCTTACTCGCTGCTTTACCAGCAATACCTTTAGCAGCACCAGCACCTCTTCTTGCAAATTGGAATGCACCTTTTGCTCCTCTCTTGACAAGGGTGTTCAATCCACCCATTGCCCGATTAGCAAACTTACCTGCTCCTCTAGTTACACCTCTTCGTAAATTTTTAAAACCCCTACCAAATTTACGCATTACCTTAAGTTTTCTCGCTTTAAGATTACGTAATCTCTTACCAAGTTTGGTCTTCTTAAACTTATTACCTAACTTCTTCTTCCACTTGGGTTTCTTACCTTTACCTTGTGGTCCCTTTTGACCTCCAGGACCTTTACCCATATTAACGGTTGCCATCATAAGAATCATGGCAAGATTCAGGAACTTAGTAAAGATGCCCGTAAACTTATCGAACGCCTTTGCTCCATCCTCACCAAATATATTAGTAACTACACCTTTAACAGTATCTACTGCCTTATATCCAAACTCAATAAATCCTGCAACAACATCCAGCAAAAATCCAGCAATCTTGGTTATCCAATTAAAGACTGGTTCCGCAATTGCAAGGAATTTTATAATCTTAGGTAACCACTTCAATAACTTTAGAGATACCATCCCTAATACAGTATTAAGAACAAAATTCTTAACTTTGTCTATTGCTTTACCAACTGGTTTAAAAAGACCTGCTGCTGCTTTAGCACCCTTCTTACCTGCTTGTTCTAATGTATTCTCAGCACCCTTTCTCTTCTTAGTCTTTGCTTCATAACGTTGATCTCGAATATCTTCCTTCTGTATCTTTAATGTATTCTTGAGAACCTCTTCAATATTAATAGTCTTCTCATGTATTACTTTTAAATCATCAAGTATACCACTTTGACCTTGAGATTGTGCTGGTTCTTCTGCTGGTTCTGTACCTTTATGATGAGCACCTTGACCAGGCATCATCATCAACCCAGGTTTTGTCTGAGCAGTATTCTTCTTATCTTTGATATTTAATAACTTACCAGCAGCAATAGCCATATTATGCTACCCCCATGATGCCATAAAGTTCCATACAGTTCTTGCGATGTGCGTTCTCAAAAACTACAGGGAAGTCTTTTATTTCTCTAGATCCAGTCAAGGTACTACCGCCACCACCATCTTTAATAACCTGTGGAGGTAAATCAGTTATATTAAACCCACCTGTACCTGGAGGTGTTGGAGGTTCTGGGGGTGGAGCTGGTGGAGCCATTTCCAATTTAGTAATTCTTTCTTCTAATACTGGTAAAGTAGAAGGTACAAGATTTGCGTTAACAGTAATCTGTGGACCACCCATCTTATCTTTAACAGCACCAATAGCACCACCAATAGCATCTTTTGCCTTACCAAGTAATCCTCTACCAATACCAAATGGGTCCATCATCTTCATAGCAACTCCACCTGCTGCTTTTAATCCACCACCAATACCTTTTAACATTCCACCAGCAAGACCTTGTGGTCCTTGAGCACCAGTAGCACCTGCTGCACCATCTGCACCTGCTGCACCATCAGCACCATCTTGAGGAGGTGTTAAATCTACTGTCTCAGAATCCTTACCACCTAAATCAACTTTATGTGGTTTCATTGGTTGAGGTTTAGGACCAGCAACTAATCCACCACCTGACATCTTCTGAACATTCTCTGCTATCTCAGGTACATTTGATCCTCCAGCAGCAGCGTTCATACCTAAAAGAGTATCAGCACCATACTTCTCTACAGCACCTTTACTCATCATTACCTCACCAGGTTGAGCAGCAATTAATTGAGTATCTGGTTCTGCACCTTTAATTCTTTCACCAGTTTGAGGTGTTATCTCTCCACCATCATTAAATAACTGAATTCCTTGAGTTAATGGTTCTACTAAACCACCACCAGAATATCCAACTCTATCACCAATCTTCCATCCTCCACCTGCATCTGCACCCACCTTTGAAGCATCGGGCATAACATCCGTACCCCCTCCTTCCCACATTGCATCCAACTGTGCTTTTTCTTTGTCAGTTCTATCTCCTCGTGGAGTGACAGAAGATACTGAATCTTCTTCTTTATCGCTCTCTCCACTTAATTTAGATATTCCAAACGCAGCTAATCCACCTAATGCTAATGCTCCTGCTGCCCACGGGTTTTTCGCTATCGCCTTCATAGCCGCAGGAATCCCCTTCTTCAACATCCATCCTGAGATACTTAATACTTTACCAATTACAAATTTTATTACTCCACCTAAAGGAGTTGCAAACATTACAAATGCACCTAATAAGGTAGGCCACCAATCACCAATAAATCTTCCAAGTGCTTCTATCTTTCCTTTGTTCTGAGGATTAGCGAACCATTCAATAAACTTTAATAATAACTTACCTAAAAGAATCGTAGTAAAGAATTTTACAAGTCTATCAAAAGCACTTTGAACAGGTGCTAATGCTTTACCTGCCATTTTTTGAAGTCCCTTTACAGGACTTTCCATCTTAGTCTCTGCTGCTCCTCTTGCCGCTTTCTCATTATCTCTCTTACGACGAGCAATATCATTACGAATTAATGTATGTGAATTAGCAACAATCTCAGCAATTGATTCAACTGTAGTTCTTATTGCTGCAATGTGTCCAGCAATCCCTTCGGGACCACCCTCTCCACCTTCTCCACCTACATCTGCTTCTGGTGGTCCTGGAGGTGCAGGTGGTTTTTTGTTAAAGAAACTATCTGAAAAATCTTGTCCTCCACCACCAGCAGGAGCACCATCATCACCTTCTGCTTTACCTTTTTTTACCTTAAATCTACCAACCTTACCTTTAACTCTTCTCCACTCTTCTGTTATTAACTCAATCTCTTCACTAGACATGGTGGTTGTACCCATCCTGCCTTCTGCCATCTTCTCTCTTAAGAGAGTTCTATAAGTGGCATAATCAATACCAATAGTATCATCTAGTCCAATAATTCTTAATATTCTTTCATCAATCTCTTCGTCAACTAAGTCATCCTCACGAGTACCTTCATATTTTCTACCACCACTAGGAGAACCACCTCCAGGTGTATCCCAATCAAAGTCTGGATTCTGAGATTTGTCTGGTCCTTGACCATCAGCACCCCTAGCACCACTAGGTCCTGTTCCACCTTGGGAACCATCTGAACCATCAGATCCATCAGCACCTCTAGTACCAGATGGACCACCAGCACCTTGAGAACCATCAGCACCTCTAGTACCTTGAGAACCATCAGCACCTTGAGAACCATCTGATCCATCAGATCCGTCTACTCCATCAGATCCAGATGGACCTGTTCCACCTGAAGTACCACTATCTCCTTGAGCACCTCTCTCACCTTGAGCACCTGGAGAACCAGGAACACCATCTGATCCATCTAATCCGTCTCTACCTGCTGGACCCCTTTTACCAGTCTTACCTCTAGGACCCCTTCTAGGTTTCCTCTTCTCTACTTTACTTACTCTCTTCTGTAAACCTGCAACCTTATCATCTAATTTTCTTAATCTTATACCATGACTATCAAATATCTCACCCTGTTCATTTATTGAAGCACCTATTTCTACTAACTGATCAACTATCTCCTTTAACTGCTCTTCATTCTTAATAACTCTGCCCAGTACCCTACGCTGTGACTGTAAAGACTTTATAAAAGCCTCATGAGTCACATTTTTTGGATTCGTTTTATGCTTATCGCCTGGTAGATCCATTAGCTACTGTTTTGCTGTTGCTGTTGTTTGAGTTTTTCTTCCTCAAGATGTGCTTTCAATAGGGCAACATAGATGTCCCGCTCCCACGGCATCATATTTTCAATTTCCGTTAATGAATATTTATGGTACTGCATTAACGCAAAATTTAACTTATAAAAATTCTCCAGGTCTATGTGGGATAGGGCTACCCGAAAAAACTGGATAGTCCCTCCAACACTACCGTACTCTTAACACCAGTCTTAGGATTAGTAACTTCTACTTCATGAGATAGCTTAGGCATTGTCTCAAAGAATCCCTCAAGTAATTTAAACTGAGCAGAATTCATTTGATCCAAGAAATCCATCACTTCCTTTTTACTACAATCCGATGTTGACCATGCTTCTTCACCTTGAACAATAGTATCAATACATGATCCAATTAACTCAAAGGATTGATTTAAATTAGAACTCTTCTCATCAAAATCAAAGTTTTGATTAATAAATTCATCAAGAGATGGATACTTCATCACCATTGATATGGTGTCATCTAATTTAATTTCTTTAGTATGCTTCTCGTCTTTAATGACCTTAATGTCATCTATATAAATTTTGGTGGGAACATATGTCCTCTCATCATCAGGACATATAATATTAACATCCAATTCTTCACCAACAGACTTACCTCTGATATTCAAGAATAAAAACTCAATATCAAAAGTAGGAAGTGATTCTACTTTAATTCCTTTTGTAAGAATACATGCTTTAATAACTGTCTTAATAGCAGTAGTAATCTGTTTTGTATCTTCGCTCTCTAGTGCTAAAACTAGAAGTTTCTCTTCTCTAACTAAAAAAGGTCTATATTGTATAGTCTTATCAGTCGAAGGCAACGTCAACTCATAAGTTGGCGTACTAATCTTGGGTAAAGGCATAATCTATGCAATTCAGTATATTATATATAAGGGTTTTCTTAAACTCTGCTAAACTGAGGTAAGAAGAAGTCACCCATTAATTCAGCACCAAATCTCCGTAAATTAAATTCATTAAACTCTGCATTACCAGAAGATTTTGGATCTCTTCCAGATATAGCAACTTGTTTAGCAGTATTTTCAGTAATAAAGTATCTTGTATAAGTCATAGACACTGTAGTCTTCATCAAACTAGAACCCTCATAAGATAGTGGGGATGAACTTATTTGTTTTGGATAAGCATCTACAAAATGATATTCTAATAGATTGGATGCAGGTTCTTCTCTATCTGGATGAACCCAACCCATATCTCTCTCATACTTAACAATATTCAATTTAGTCCTATATCCACTATTATTACCTACCTTCTTCACACCATCACCATCAGGATACCTTGCTCTCATAACAATATTAGGCTCGGACAAATCCTGTATATTACCATTTTTATCAATCTCACCAGTAATATACTTCATCCAATAATCAAAAAATCTAATCTGTTTATATCCACTATTAACAGTAACTAAGAATGTAAAATCTATAGTCTCATCATACATCCTCCTATATCCATGTCTCTCAGTAACACCAGCATAATCATTCTGCTGTTCTAATGTAGCAATACTAGATCCTGGTAAGGATGCCTCTTGACAAGACAGCTCAAGAAGTTCTCCATCATATAATGATGGATTTTGTTGTTGTATAAATCCTGGAAGAGGGAACACCACAGAATAGAACGAAGATAAGGACGGATTCATAATCCGTTCTTTTAACTTGTTCATCCTAACGCCAGGATTGATTGGCGGTAAACTTCCCATCTAAATATTAATAATTAGTCTATTAATACATATTTATACTAGATGAATGAGAGTGTAAAAAGCAGGTATAGACCAAAGAACCCTGCTAAGTATAAAGGCAATCCAAATAATATCATTTGTAGAAGCAATTGGGAGAAAAAATTCTGCCAATGGTGTGATACTAATGAGAGTATTCTCCTATGGGCAAGTGAAGAATTCTCAATCCCATATCGTTCACCTCTAGACAATAGACTTCATAAGTATTACCCAGACTTCCTCATTAAAGTTCAAGAAGGTAGTGGTGTTGTAAGAGACTATGTGATAGAAGTAAAACCTAAAAAACAGTGTCGTCCTCCAAAAAGAGGATCTAAAGTAACAAAAGGATATATCTATGAATCTAAAGAATATGCTAAAAATCAAGCAAAATGGAATGCTGCACAAGAATGGTGTAAAGATAGAAGACTAATATTTAAAGTTATAACCGAAGACGAACTAGGAATAAAATATAAATGACTCTCTTTAGTGACATAGAAGAACAATTCTCAGAGAAGGATGGTAGATCACCATTCTTCTATAGAAGAGCGTTTAGAGGATTGGTAACATCATACAAAAATAACCCACGTAAATTTATATCAGACGAAAAAAAGGATCGTGAAGGTGCAGATGAAAATCTTCTCAGAAAAATACCAAAAATGGGACATTTAATGATGTTCCAATATGAGACAGAAACAAAAAATTTAAAGATATTTGATGAATATCCATTAGTATATGTAATAGCAATAGATGGTAGAAGTTTTACTGGATGTAACCTACATTACATAGATCCAAAGAAAAGAGAAATGGTAGTAGAAAACTTAATGGAAGATAGATTAAATTTACCTCGCAACTCCGTGTCTAAATATAGTATGGCGAATGTAGGTCCGCTATTAGATATTGCAAAAAGTGAATGGGCAACTGCAGCAAATCTTCCTATAGAAGAATTTGTATCTATTAAGGATGGTAAAAAACAACGTCTAGTGACTAATAAAGTTTGGAGTGAAACCAACAAAACATTTAGAGATATGATTAGAGGCGTTAGAAGATACCAAGGATATGGCAAAAATGACTCAGACTTTAGGTAATAATGGCTAAAGAAAAGGCAGTAGTAAAAACTGGTGTGGATGGTAGAGAGATCTTTGAATCTCCTTCATTCGGAGTACAATACACCCAGATGCTTCAGGGTGGTGGAATAGTGGGGCCAATACCAAAAATTCAAAATAAAAAAGTAAGAATAGAATTTGATCCTACATTAAAACAAACAAATATATACGAACAACCTCTTGACTCTCAAGGAAATGCACAAGCATTAACCAGTGGAGACAAGATGGCAAGTGTTGGTATGGACGGAGTATATAAAGATATAAACTCATCAAAATTTCCAGGTCTTGACGCATCACTGGCAGATAAAAACTCAATATTAAATAAATTAATAGCGAAACAAATAATAGATACCTTCCAAGAAGGATTTGAAGCAAAAAATGGTAGACCTCCGACTCAAGCAGAAACAGAAGAAGGTATAGGCAGAGCATCAGAAAATTACTTTAAAGCAGCAGCAGTTCCAGATAAATTCCAATCAGCAGGTAAAAAAGGAGATCCAAACTCTGATGATCTCTCTTCAGACCAACCTTCATTAGGTGTATTAAAAGCAGCAGATGGTACAAGATCTTTAATCAAAGGCAAAATGGCAAGACCAGTTGCTGGTGGAGAAGATCTAATCTATCCCATAGGTAGATCTCGTGATGCAGATTACATATCATTTACCGCTCTTGAATATTCTGCAAAGAAAGTATCAGACACCGCATCTGGTTTTAGTTTTGGAGCTAGAGAAACTAAAAAAATAGGTGGTACTGTTGCACTACCTATTCAATCTGGTATTGCAGATGCATTCTCTACTGGATGGAATGAGGATACTATGAATCCTCTACAAGCAGCAGGTGCAAAAATCGCTAAGGGAGCGATGAATGATAAAATGAAGGAGACATTAACAGAAACTGCTAAAAACCTTCAAGGTGCTGAAGGTGAAATGAGTACAATGATTGAGAATGTATTCGCTGGTGAAGCAGTTGGAGCAAATGTTCTAACAAGGATGACTGGTGGAATAATGAACCCTAATTTAGAATTACTATTCCAAGCACCTCAATTAAGACCTTTTAACTTTAATTTTAGACTAACTCCAAGAAGTCAAAAAGAAGGTACAGTAGTTAAACAGATTATTAAATTCTTTAAACAGAATATGGCTCCTCAACAAGAGAAGACTAAATTATTCTTAAAGACACCAAACGTATTTGGTATTGAATATAAACATAGAGCATCTAGACATAAAGGACTAAATGCTATTAAAGGTCCATGTGCTTTAACAGCAATGAATGTAGACTATACTTCAGAAGGAACTTACATGACTTTTGAAGATGGTACTATGATCTCATATGTAATATCATTATCCTTCATGGAACTTGAACCAGTATATAATCATGATTATAACGAATTTGGTGAAGACGAAATAGGATTCTAAAACAATGCCAACTTATTTTAGGGGAATACCCGATTTTAAATACATTAGTAGAGATCCAAAGTATGGAACTTCTTTGGATGACTATGTTATTGTCAAAAATTTATTTAAAAGAGGTAAATTAAGAGCAGATATTTTTGAGAACCTAGCATTCTTTGAGAAGTACACTATCGAAGGTGATGATAGACCTGACAATGTAGCAGAAAAAATATATGGTGATCCAACACTTGATTGGGTTGTTCTCCAAGCAAATAATATACTAAACGTATATGAAGAATGGCCTAAAACACAAATAGCATTTGATAAGTACTGTATAGAAAAATATCAAACATATGATAACTTATATGGTGGAATACACCATTATGAGACACTAGAGCATACTGACACTGAAGGTATTATTATAATTCCTGCTGGTAAAATTGTTACTAAAAGTTTTTATGATGCTCCTGAATATGCGGTTGAAACTAATCCAGATGTTAACCTTCCAGGATTAATTCCAGGAGTATATGCAGAAGGAAGTGCAACAGTAGGTGGTAGTAATGGAGAAGTTACAGGTTTATTCGTAACAGGTCCAGGTGCAGGTTATACAGATATTGGTAGTGTAGTTATATCTGCTCCTGGTGCTGCAACCACTGCAACTGCAATATGTGCTTTAAATGTCCCTCCAGATGATATGGAAGTTGGACAAGTAACTATTATTGATTCTGGTCAAGCATATACATATCAACCTGGAGTTACATTTAGTGATCCAAAGGAAACGGTAGCAGGTATTCTAACTGCAACTGTAGGTGTTGGTACTACTAATAATGGTGAACTATCAATGGTATCTATTGCTAACTCTGGAGATGGATACAACTTTACTCCTATAGTCACAGTTGCACCTCCACCAGATCCTATAGGTAATGCAATATACGTTGGTATAACAACTTATCAAATGCCAGCAGGATTTGAAGGTATTCATATAAGTCCTGCAGGGGATAGAATGTATGCTGCTTTTGGATCTTTAGGATATACTGTTGGTGAGATACATGAATGGGTTCTATCTACACCTTGGGATGTAACTACTGCGGTATTAGATAATATAAAAATATTAAACTTCACACTAACATTTACATATGCTACTGGTATTGATTTTAAACCAGATGGTAAAACAATGTATGTCTCTGGTCAGACATCCTCTGGATTTAAAGTAGCACAATACTCATTAGGAACTGCATGGGATATTGGTGGTACAGTAACCTATGTTACTAGTATATCAACTGTAAGTCCTTCAGGAATTAGATTCCAAGATAATGGAAGTCACATGTTCCTTATGGATACAGATAATCCAGATACTATTAGAAAATATGAATTAATTACACCTTGGCTTATATCATCAGCAATCAGTACCCCAGTACAAACTATAAACATTGGTAATCTATGTAATGGTGAATCATCTTCTAATGCATTTAACTTTAAAGATGATGGATCAGAACTTTATATAAGTGGTTTAGACAACTCATCAGTCTATATTCTTACATGTGGAACAAACTGGAATCTTGATTCATTAACATTAAAAGGAACCTTAAATGTATCATCTAAAGATAGTAATCCATTAGATGCCTTCACAAATCCAACTTCAACTAGATTTATAGTATCTGGTGGAACTGGAAGATATATACACACCTATAATATAGACTTAACAGCAAAAGCAACAGTATCATTAGTTGGTGAAAATCTTGGGATAACTGCTATATCAAATCCTGGTGGAACTTATGATCCAGCAAATCCACCAGTAATAACAGTTCAACCACCAACTCCTCACAGAAGAGCAACTGGTTATACCTTAGTTAATGATGGTAAGGTAACAGATATTGTTATGCAAGATAGAGGATATAATTATAGATCTGCACCAACTATTGAAATTGCTCCACCAACAAACCCAGTAACAGCAACTGCAACAGTTAAAACAGAGAATGGATCAGTTGTTGATATATTCATAGGAAATCCTGGATCTGGTTATTATGACCCACCAACACTAACATTTAGTGAACCTGGTCCTCTTTACGTTCCACAAAAAAATGAGGTCTATGAGAGGGATGGACAAGAATGGACATATGATGGATACAACTGGAGAAAACGTCTATCTTATGGAGTTGTATACAATGATCCAAATATTGAATCCTTAGTAGAGAAGGGTGGTAAAGATGTATCAAGAACTGTAACTAATATAGAATATGAACAAGCAGTAGAAGATGCAAAAAGAGAAATTTATATATTAAAAGATAACTTCCTTGGAATTATCTTAGATGATCAAGAATCTGCTAAAGAATATAAAAAAGGTTCTGAACAGTATGTGTCCAGAACCCTTAAGAAGGGGGATAATCCCCGATTATACGAATAATTAACTCTCTGCGAGTTTTTGGAAGTAACTCATAGCATCGTCTTCTTCTTCTGAAGCTGCTGGAGCGGCAGATACTGCCTCTTCTGCTGCTTTACGAGAAGCAAAGTCTGGTTTATAAGAACCACGAGCATTGTCCTCATCACGCACCTCATCGTCTACACGAGCAGGTGCTTTTTTAACGCCAAGAACATAGTCTAAACGCTTCTTCAAATCTTCATAAGACTTGAATTGATCAGCAGCGACTAATGCTTGAAGTGAGTATTCAGTCTTCCAAATTGCTTCCATTGCATCATCATCTTTCAATAATGGAGCAGGATTTGCAAATTCAGACTTATCATAATTCCAATATCCATCAACCTTGCGAATCTTTAATTTAAAGTCCGCACCTTGCCAAAAATCAAATGGATTAATAGGTGTTTCATCCTCAAATTCTGGTTGCATTGCTGCCATGATCTTATCAAAGATCTTTGCACCAAACTTATAAAGATACACCTTACCCTCACTAGCAGGGTTAGCAGGATCTTTTACGACATAGATGTTAGCGTAGTATGAAAGCTTACGCTTCTGTCTACGAACAATTGCCTTGTCGTCTTCATTACCACTATTCCATAATTCTCTATTATGCTCAGATACTGGATCTTTACCACCAATTGTGGTCAAAGAGTTCTCAATATACCATCCACCTGGTCCTTGGAACCCATGTGAGTACATTTTTACCCAAGGTAGATCTTCACCGTCTGGAGCAGGTAGGAAGCGAATAACTGCGTATCCGTTACCTGTTTTGTCCATCTCTGGTTTCCAGAGACGTTCGTCCTGATTTCCAGAACCACTGTTCATCTTTTCTACTTCCTTTACCAATTTTTGAGTAAGGGAACCCAAAGATGATTGCTTTTTTAATTGTGCAAAAGACATACGTATTCTCCGTATTAATTTGTATTCGGCTTGTGTGTATCCTTTTAAGGCAATTGCTGCAGGATACTTACAGTATAATGCAATTGCCGTGAAAGTCAATTATTGAACTTGCTTCTTCATCTGGTTTATGAGCTTCTCCATATTACTGAAAACTACAGTCATATCAATGTCTGACGGCAATCCCATCATTTTAGCAGATGCCATAATATTCTCCTTCATTTGTTTAGCAGCAGGATCATCTGATAATGTTAATCTAGTATATAATATCTTCTGCTTCTCTAATAATGTAGATATTAATTCTACGTGCTTAAGTTTTTCTTCCTTACCCATAGAGTAAAACTTAAAAGCACTCTTATAAAGATCTTCTTGTAATTCGGATATATGAGCAACTTCCGAACGTACAACATCTGAGTCAAAAAAGTTCATAGAATACAATCCCTCAAGATTTTTTTAAACTTAAATACATCAATATTTAGGAACGAATCATACTTATTCATATTCTTAGAAACCAAACCCCAAACAGGATCTTGGAGTTTTTTGTCAAAATCTGTCTTATATCCCAATATTCGATTAAGTATGACCATAGTCTCTAATGACAAATTTCCTTGCAAATGCTCTTTTAACAATAATGGATGAGAACTCCCTTTTACCTCAAAAGTCTCATTAAAGTCTTTTATCGAAATAACCGATTCTACCTCAGATTTGAACAAATACGTTAAAGACTGAATTTTACCATTCCATGAAATATAGGTTTTTTCACCTTCTCTGATAATATCACCAATCCAGAGTCTTTGGGGATCTCCCGAAGATACAAAATTAGACACAAAGAAGTCAATTACCTCTTTTTCACTTTTTTGCCTACTTAACTTCTCAAACCAAAAACGATCCTTTCTCTTATAAAAGGATTGTAAAGACGCTCTGACTTTACCACAATATTTGTGATAGTCATAATTATCTTTAGTAAAATGATTCTTTAAGGCCAAATAAGTTTTGTATACTTCAAATGGTGTCATAATCTTGAAAGGGGTATTTCGTGAAAAATGCCCCGACTAAATTTTCCGACTTTTTCGGAATTAAAAAACCAATTTCGCTCTAGAAGTGCGTTTTAAAAAGTTGAGTTCAGTTGCATCGAACTTAATCTTTTCCTTCAACGGTTTAGAGATTAACTTCGGTACTGATTCTAGATCTATACTATTACAATCACAAAAATATATGATTGCATCAATATAGTTCATGTTCTCATTATCCTTAACAAGAGTCTCAATCTCTTGTGCAAATTTAGTCGGACAAAAAAACTTTTTTTCCAGTGCCTTTTCAAACTCTTCGTCTAGTTTAGTCGGCATAACTTTCGATCTTGTGTTGAATAAATTCCCGAATATATTCTGTGAGTAGTTTAATGTACTTCTTTTTGTCATACTCCTCATAAACAATAGATTCTCCATTTTCACATGCCATGATTATGACAAGCTTCTTGACGGCAATGCCAGTCAATTCATATAACATACAACCGTATGCCATACATTGAACAAAGTAGTGATCGACCCACTCCCTTGGTTTAGGTTTCTTTGATGTCTTGAAATCTATTATGGCTAACTCGCCATTATACTCTGCAATACAGTCCACTGTACCAGCAATACCTAATTCTTTGCTATAAAGTGAACCTTCTAGAGAATGAACCCTAGATATTTTATTTAGTTCACTTTTATAGATCTGAAAAAGCATTTTAGATAAGGGTTGTACCTCTGGTAGATCCCTATTATACAGATACGCCTCGGTAAGGGTGTGCGTATCTGTACCACGACTAGTTGCCTGTCTAGTGATTCTATCTGCTTCAGCATCACCAACCTTTGCTCTCCATTTTTTGAAGATTTCTCGGTTATGATGACTAGTTACCGAAGTGATAGATACTAATTTAAGTAGTTCATCTTCATCGGGAACCGAATAATAACGAACACCATCTATAGTTTCCCTTGATAACTTAGGGAGATCAAGTTCAACATGTTCAAACATTACATACTCAAGCTGTGTTTTGCCATTATGTACTCCTTACAGAGACCAGAACGTACAATATCTTCCATACCAAATTCAATAAAGTCAAATGATGGCATGATTCTAAGGATCTTTGTAAAATCCATGATACCATTACGTTCATTTGTTTTTGTTAGATCAGACTGTGAGGCATCTCCACAAAAACAGATCTTAGTGTTTTCACCAGACCTTGTAATTATACTATCTAATTCATGATAATTCAAGTTTTGGAACTCGTCAACAATAATCACAGCATTGTCTAAAGTTGTACCTCTAAGGAAGGATGTTGACCAAAAACTTATAGTACCTTGAGTCTTTAGGTTACCGTATAACATTTCAAAGTCGGCATCAGTTTCCAACTCAAACATATACTTCACCATATTTTTGTAAGGTATTTGATAAAGTAAGGACTTGTCTTCATGATCACCAGGAAGAAAACCAATTTCACGAGTAGCAACAAGAGACCTAACGATATATATTTTTTCGTAAGGAG